TATTAGCGTTACACTTACAGCGGCTACAGGCGCTCAGTTCGTATTCCCAATCATGCCAGAATTCCCAACCGCTGGCGGTGCAGGAACAGATGCTCAGACAGTAGATTTTACTTTCAAGGTATCAAAGGGCGCAGTCGTAGAAACATTCAGTTAATCAACAGAACGGGAGCAAAACATGCAACAAAACATAACAATTAAATATAACGACGGAACAGAAACCACTTATCAGGTGCGTCCGCCAGATTACGCAAAATGGGAACTAACCACTAAAAAGGTTATTGCTCAGTTCGGCGGAATGTGGGACATTCTTTACGTAGCCCATAGCGCTATGAAGAGAGATGCCGGGGGCAAGCCGACCAAGCCGTTGGATGTATGGATGGAATCAATTGCCGATGTCGAAGTCGGTGATGAGAGCCCAAAAGTCATCCAAGAGGAAGCGTAAGCCGACTCTTAGTAGAATTGGCTATCGCTACTCAGATCCCTATGGATCATTGGCGAACAGGTGAGGATATCTTGACCGCTATCGAAGTACTAGAGGAGCGTAATCGTGGCAAGTGAGCAAGTAGCACTAGACCAGACCGAACTACGCCAAGTATTCAAGGCGCTTAAAGGTATGACGGATGAAGCAAAAGATGAAGCGAAACGCCAGTCGGGAGCGCTGGCGGAATTCGCTCGATCAGAGATTATCCAGACGGCTAACTCTCGGCCTAGTCGAGCAGTCGCAGGACGTATCGCTAGCGGAGCCCGAGTCAAGAAGTCATCTAAGATCGGTGAGATTACTTATGGGTTCGCATCTCAGAAGTTTTCAGGTGGAGCAACTACCAAGGATATATGGGGCGGTTCTGAGTTCGGTTCTAACAAGTTTAAGCAGTTCCCAGTCTGGTCAGGCCGCGAAGGTCGAGGCTCGAAAGGCTGGTTCATCTATCCAACGTTACGCAGGATTCAACCCGAGATAGTCGCTAAGTGGACTGCCTCATTCGATAAGATTTTGAAGGAGTGGACATAATGGCCTCAACATCCAGAGCCTTAACCCTTAAACTCCTTGCAGACGTTGATAACTTTACAAAGAATCTTAATAAAGCCGATGGTGAAGTTCAGACCTTTGGTGGCAAGGTATCTGAGTTCGGAAAGAAGGCGGGATTAGCCTTTGCAGCCGCAGGAGCCGCAGCCGTTGCCTATGCCGGCAAGTTAGCAATTGATGGCGTTCAATCAGCGATCGCTGATGCAGCCGCGCAAGAGAAGTTAGCCCTTACTCTCAAGAACGTGACAGGGGCAACTGAAGCGCAGATAAACGCCACAGAAGATTACATAACGAAAACATCTTTAGCCTTTGGCGTTACAGACGATGAACTACGTCCATCCTTGGAGCGTTTAGCCAGAGCAACGGGCAATGTCCAGAAGGCTCAAGAATTACAAACTATCGCAATCGACGTAGCGGCTGGTAGTGGCAAGTCACTTGAAGCGGTTACGAATGCGATGGCTCGCGCAGCGGAAGGCAATACCGCATCACTCGGTCGCTTAGGTATTGGTCTATCAAAGACCGAACTAGCAACCATGTCTATGGAGCAGATCACGGCCAAACTGGCTAGTACCTTTGAAAATCAAGCCTCAGTCAAGGCAGATACATTCCAAGGCAAGATGGATCGCCTCAAGATCGCCTTTGACGAAGGCAAGGAAACCGTAGGCGCATACATTCTCACGGCTATCACCCCTATGGTCGAAACGATCGTAAACAAGGTAATACCGGCAATCTCAGATTTCACTAGCAATCTTGGCGAAAAGTTAGCGCCAGTTATGAAAATTATCCAACCGATTATTAATGGAGTTCGTTCGGCCTTTAACTCGGTTCGTAACTCGTTAGAAGAAAACAATACTCAACTTCAACCGTTCTATGACTTTATGGTGGGCATCTATAACTTTGCTAAAGACTTCCTTGCCCCAGTCATCGGTAAAACCTTAGGTCTAGCGTTTAAGAGTCTTGGTATATTTATTTCAGGTGCAATAGATATCTTTGCGGATTTTGTATCAAATCTAACCAATATCTATAATCGCATCATGGGAATTATCAACGCAATTAAGAGCGCTGCATCAGCCGTAGGATCATTCTTTGGCGGTGGCAGTTCTACTCCATCCTCAACTACTACTACCAGCGTACCTAAAATAACTAGCGCCCCGGCATTGCCTAAAGTGACCGTACCTTCAAGCCAGATGAACATAACGGTAAATGGGGCTATTGATCCAGAAGGCACGGCTCGTACTATTGTTAGCGTTATGAATAACTCAGCCGCCCGAGGCACACTAGGCGCAGGACAATTCAATAACCGATGACCGCTTATACCCCGGATTTTAAAGTACTTATAGATGGCGCAGAACTTACAGACGTTACAGTAGCCGATTTCGTTATTACTTCTGGGCGCACCGACATCTATCAGCAACCCGTTGCCGGTTATTGCCAGTTGCAACTTTTAAATCTAGATAACTCAGCCTATGACTTCAACGTAGGCTCAGGGCTAGCCGTAGAGGTGACCAACTCAGTAGGAACATACATCCCTATCTTTGGTGGGCTTATTTCGGATTTCACGATCACAGTCAATAGCACAGGCCAACTGGGTTATACGACCGTAGCCAGCATCACGGCGCTTGGAGCCTTATCAAAGTTACCTAAGAACATTACAGAAGGCGTACTATCTCAGGACTTTGATGGTGATCAGATTTACGCATTACTTTCAGATTTTCTACTTGGACGTTGGAATGATTTATCACCCGCTCAAACTTGGGCGGCATATCCTTCCACTCAAACATGGGCAACCGCTCAAAACTTTGGATTAGGCGAGATTGATCAGCCGGGCGTTTACGAACTGATTTCTAGGTCGGCTAGCAATACAGACCTTTATTCATTATGTAGCGCTATTGCTATTTCGTCGCTAGGAGTTCTTTATGAAGATGCTAGCGGCGATATCGGATATGCGGATGCCTTTCATCGACAGAACTATCTTGCCAATAACGGTTATACAACCCTAGACGCTAATCACGCTAACGGGGTAGGTTTAGCAATATCGACCCGTACCGGCGATCTTCGTAACTCATTTACTATCGCTTATGACAATAACGGTAATCAGGAGTACACATCCAGCGACCTAGCAAGTCAGGCGCTCTATGGCCTTTACGCTGAGTCTTATACATCCAGAATAAAGAAAACAACCGATGCGGAAGATTTAGCCGATCGATATATCGCATTACGCGCTAATCCCTCTGCCAAGTTCCAAAACATCACTTTTGTCCTAGGTAACCCTGAGATCGATGACTCTGATCGAGATGCGCTTATTAACATATTTCTAGGCCAACCAGTCTGGGTACAGAATCTTCCGTCTAATATCTCAGATGGTCAGTTCCAAGGGTTTATCGAAGGTTGGACGTTCAGAGCGAGTCTTAACAATCTCACGGTAACATTTAACGCATCTCCTATAAACTTCAGCCAAATTGCGGTAAAATGGGAGCAGGTAGACCCAGCGGAACGATGGAACACTCTAAACACTAGCCTAACTTGGCTAACAGCGATCGGAGCAGTAGCGTAATGGCAACAACAACCAACTTTGGCTGGGCAACCCCAGACGACACAAGTTTTGTTAAGGATGGCGCAGCCGCTATTCGTACCCTTGGTTCTTCTATCGACACTTCATTCGTCGATCTCAAGGGTGGTACTACAGGACAAATTCTTGCTAAGGCATCTAATACCGATCTTGATTACTCATGGGTGACCAACGATGTCGGTGACATTACTGCGGTAACTGCTGGAACAGGCTTGACGGGTGGCGGAGCCTCTGGCGATGTAACTTTGGCTATTGATTCAACCGTAGCAACACTCACAGGTTCTCAGACACTTACCAACAAAACGCTTACATCTCCAGTACTTACAACGCCAAGCATTAGCAATATCGACGCTAAAGGTGACTTGCTCGCTGGCACGGCTGATAACACAATTGGTCGCTTAGCAGTTGGTACCAATGGTCAAGTTTTAACTGCCGATTCATCAACTGCGACAGGTTTGAAATGGGCAACGCCAGCAGGCGGCGGTGGCAAGGTTTTGCAAGTTGTATCGGCGACCAAAACAGACACATTTACATCAACTTCAACGGCATATACTGACATTACAGGATTATCCGTAACCATTACGCCGTCTGCCACAACCAGCAAAATTATGGTTTTTGTCAATTTGACAGGAAATGGCGCCCCCGCCAGCAACGGTTCTTATTACCGATTAATGAGAGGCACCACTGCTATTGCTATTGGTGATGCAGCGTCAACACGCACACGCGCTTCTGGCGCCATGTATCTAAATGATACTGGACAAATCACCGCAACCAGTTTTATGAATCTAGATTCTCCATCAACAACGTCCGCGACAACTTATAAAATTCAGGGACTAATTCCTGGTGGCACGTTCTATATCAATAGATCATCTGGTGACCCAGATACAGACGTGGTGGCGCGAACTACATCAACAATCACAGTCATGGAAATAGGTGCATAATGCCAATAAAAGATTACACACTCATTCTTTCAACGCATTTTGCAGATGATCAATGGAATCTTAATGGCGATGATTATGAAGGTCTTACTTGGCTCAGCGAATCACCAAAGCCATCACAGGAAGAATTAGATGATCTTTGGCCAGCAACAGTCAAAGCCTTTGAGAAAAAGGCATCGGACGCAGTTGCGGCTCGTCAAGCCATTCTGGATCGTTTAGGCATTACTGCAGATGAAGCGAAACTATTGCTCGGATGAAACCAGTTTTATGCAAGGCTGGACAACAACTGCGCGAACAGTTCGATAATACCTTCCCAGATCGTGATCGGCGTTCCGATGGTTGGATCGGCGATCTGCGTCATTCAACGCGTCCTAGTGACCATAACCCTGATCCAACGGCTGGGATGGTTGTCAGAGCAATCGATGTCGATGCAGATGTACATAAGTCCGGCAAGCCAGACCTCATGCCCGATATTGCAGATCAGATTCGACTCGCTGCAAAGTCCGGGGAGAAGCGCATTGCCTATGTCATATTCAGAGGACGAATTGCATCGTTTCGCATGGGCTGGCGTTGGAGACCTTATAAGGGATCTAATCCGCATAATGCCCATCTGCATTGTTCTTTCACTAAAAAAGGCGATGCAGATTCTTCGTTCTTTAATATACCGCTACTAGGAGGCAAATAATGGAAGCAATCATCTACGCAACTTTAGGACTCATTGCGATTCCAGTAATCCGTGCAGCGATTAAGTCATACCGAGCAAAGAAAGCAGTAGGCGATATTGTCGCAGATGCACTAGAGGCTGCAGTCGATACGGTCGAAAAGAAGAAATGAGCCAAAGCGATTTCTTTACTCTTTACTTTGCAAGCCTTGCCGTAATCGGTGGCCTTGCCGGGTATGTCATTACCCATTTATTGTC